CGGTGGTCGCCGTATCATTACCTATCATAACGGACTTAGAAGACTGGCTGCGGATTGCCCTATAATATGAAACTTTTTACTGTACCTTATGTTGTTATCATAAGCCACCTACCAATTTCTTGACAAGCTTAGTATTTCATACCTTGAGGGGTTTCCCGCAATTTGGAGATGTAGCAGATTTTAAATCCACTTGCGCGTCTTTTGAACGCACATTTATTCGCATTAAATTTTACGAATATGCAACTCCACACATACCAGCCATCACGCGCAAGACATTGTAAGAGTAAGCATACACTCTGACCTTGGCAGTGTTGGTTCCAACAACAGTTCCCGAAGAAAGGACAAGCTGGAGGGTAGCATTGTCGATTCTGGAGAAGTTGCATGTGCCGCTTGGCTGGTGCTCCTCAGGCCTGAGGGCAAATGAGTACACGTTGATGCCAGTATCGGGGGCACGGGTGTGGTGCTGGAAGGGCTGGACAACGTCGAAGTAAGAACCCTCTCGCTCAGAGATTCTGTCCTGGCCGTTAAGCTGGAGCTTGGCGGTGACAACGGGGTTCTCGCCCCAGCAGTGCATGTTGAGGGCGGTCTCAGCGAGCACGAATGTGCCGGCATCAGAGACGAGGGAGCCGCTGTTCAAACTAGCAGGGTTAGAATCGAGGATGCCGTGGTCCCAGCCAGCAGCATTGCCGGTGGTTGTTCCGGCAGACACAAGGCCGTCAAGAGCACCGGGCATCTGGAAGACACCACCGGAGATGAAGGCGTTGATACCAGAGGTCTCAGCCTGACCACCGAAGACGGCGATCGAGGGAGGGAGAGCATCAATGGCATCGGTGTAGTTGAAGGGCTGGGGTCCCATAACCTTGTACAAGGTAGATCCACCCTCCAAGGCATTGCAGTAGTCAACGTTGGAATCGGGCTGGACAACCCAGATGAGCTCCTTGCAGGGGTGGTTGAAGTTGATCTTGATCTTATTGGAAGAAGATCCGACCGACTCATCACCAGTGTATTGGAGCTGCTCAATGAGGTACTCATGGGGGTTCTGGGCCATCTTTCTGCGCTCGTCAGTATCCAAGAAGATGAAGTCAACATAGATAGAGGCGGCAACAAGGGACTGCTGGTAGGCAGTGGTGACGGCCTGAGAAGCACCTTCGGTGTTAGACAAAGACTTGACAGCCCACAAGCACTCGCCAATGGGTCTGAAGTCGATGTTAATCTTGACCTCGTGGTACTGGAGAGCGACCAAAGGCAAAGCAAGACCGGGGTTTCTGCAGAACCAGAAGAGGAGGGGGACGTACAAGGTGGTCTCAGGGAGAGCCTTGCGGGGAGCGCAAACCTGGCTGGGGCCTCCAGTGGAAGCGCAGGGTCCGTTGATGTCAGCAAATGCGGGGTCGCACAAGTAGGTCAACTGGGTGGTGTGTCCGATCATCTTGTAGTAACCAGCCTGCTGCTCAGAAGAGAGGGTAAGCTGATTCCAGATGTGCATCCAGTCACCATATTGACGGTCAATTCTCTGGCCGCCGATCTCGACCTCAACGAGGGCAATGAGCTGCTCGCCGGGGTAGTCCAACCAACGGGCATAGACAGGGCCAGTGCCGGAGGCGCCCATAGACTGGTTAATCTCGGGCAAGGTGACCTGGACATAGGTTCTGTAAGCCAAATCGCCGTTTCTGGAGATGGTGCAGGAAACCCTGCGGCCAAAGTCGGCTTGACCGTTGAAAGTCTGCTCGATTGACTCCATAGCGAAGTTGGTGTGTCTTCTGTAAGATACCTTCCAGAAGGTGATCTCGGGGTTTCCTGTAAGGAAAACGTCTTGTGCGCCGTAGGCTACTAATTGCATGAGTGCTCCTCCCATTTTTTATATATACTTCGAAAACATATTTTTTCCTAAATAATCGCGCAAAAGACGCGATTGTTTAAAGCGGGATTTGGAGCAAAAAATGTAATTGCCCTACATTACTCTAGATGCCATTATATGCGATATATTCGACGACAAACATCAACGATATTGGGTCGTTGTGCCCCCGCTTTTTATTGTCGGGACATTATTTAGAGATGCCGCGCATTTGTAAACATGTGGGGTGTCGAAATCGACCTCTTTATGGCGTGGAACAAGGATGTCCCCATTTTTGCGCCGAACACAAGGACCCCAATATGAAAAATATGACGGCGACGTCAAGACACAACAATACCAGTGTATCAACATGTATTGTTTCAAAGTGCCAAGAACAGCCGTCGAGTCCCAGGTTCCGTGGTTATTGCGCCTCATGTTATGTAACGCTCTTTCCAGAAGACCCTCTCACATTTCAGACGGTGTATCGCTCAAAGCAACAAGCGACATACCAATTTGTGGCTTCCCGGTTTGATGGATTTCAACACGAATCGCCCATTTATGTTGCCGGAGTGCGCATCGACTGTCGTATTGTCATCGCGGATACGGTGCTGTGTGTATCCACGGATCCCAATATCATATTGAATGAAGATGGTGCGACGCCGTATAAAGTGATACTGATCGCATTCAATCCCAACAAATATGTGAACCAAACTGGTGATACCGTGAACCCGATGCTATATATGCGATTGCCTCTATTGGAAGACGAAATCGCACGACAAATGGAGCGTATTATTGCGGGCGAAAATCGTGATAAACTAGAGGTTGTCCGTTTATTTGCGACTACCTCCGGTTGTCCATCGACGAATTCTCCGTGATAAACTTCTCTAAATAATCGTCTTGGAAGATTTCGCGTTTTCCATTATGCGACTTTTGAAATATGTATTTGCCGTCGCGTTTTTTGACACACCAGCCCTGCTCGAGTGAATTGTATATGAATGCCATTTTATATATGGTTTTTTGGTCTAAATCCATTTGACTCATTTAGATATTTTGGCGAATAATTTATGGGGTTCCAAACGATGTTTCGGGCTGTCGTAAGGTGCGTTTAAAATCCCGCATTTTTCCAAGGAACTCGAGCCAAAGTGATTTTCCGATAAGGGCATAAAATCTACCAAGTATATTATTTAGGATGAATGACGACGCGACACCAATTGACTACCTTTTACACGAAGACGAGGCCCGTTATGTGATGTTTCCAGTGCGAGATGAGGATATCTGGAAAATGTACAAGAAACAGGTCGATTGTTTTTGGCGTGCGGAGGAGGTCGATTTGTCGAAGGACCTGGGAGACTGGAGCCGATTGAACGAGGACGAGCAATATTTCATTTCAATGGTGCTGGCGTTTTTCGCGGCGAGCGACGGAATTGTGATGGAGAATCTGGCGACGCGGTTCATGGCAGACGTCCAACTGGCCGAGGCGCGGGCATTCTACGGATTCCAAATTGCCATGGAAAACATTCATTCCGAGATGTACAGTTTGTTGATTGACACCTATATCAAGGACCGCGAGACCCGAGGGCGAATGTTTTCGGCGATTAAAACCGTCCCATGTATTCAGAAAAAGGCGGATTGGGCGCGCAAATGGATATCGGGCGACCAAACATTTGCCACGCGTTTGGTGGCGTTTGCGTGCGTCGAGGGCATCTTTTTCAGCAGCAGTTTTGCCGCGATTTATTGGATTAAGAAGCGCGGTTTAATGCCGGGGCTCACATTGTCGAATGAGTTTATTAGTCGCGACGAGGCATTACATACGGAGTTTGCGATTATGCTTTATGGCAAGTTGCTGGAGAAACCGGACAAGATTCTTGCGCAAAACATTGTGAGAGAGGCGGTCGAAATCGAGAAGGAGTTTATCACGGTCGCGCTGCCTTGCCGAATGATTGGCATGAATATGAAGTTGATGTCGCAATATGTGGAGTTTGTGGGTGACCGCCTGTGCGTCCAATTGGGCGTGCCGAAGATTTATGGAGTTCCGAATCCGCTGGATTTCATGGAGTTGATTAGTGTTGATAGCAAAGTCAATTTCTTTGAACGAATGAACAGTGAATATGCGATGGCAAACAAGGAAGTTGCGGGGGATGTGTTTGATTTCAATGCGGAGTTTTAAACCGTTGTATCGGTGGAATGTTGTTATAATATTGTATACCAACATTTGGGTCAATGAGTGAAAAACGACAACGTTCACCGAGT